ATTGGGGATATTGTCAATATAACTCATGCAACACCAAGTTTTTCTGCAAAACCTTTTAGGGTACAAAATTTAACCCTTAATTCAGACCATACAGTTAGTTTACAATTATCAGAACACCAAGACAGTTTTTATACATTTGGCACTCAACAAGAAGTTGCAGACATTCCAGATACAACTTTGCCTAATCCATTTACAGTTCAGCCACCTGCAAGTGTTACTTTATCAGACCAATTAATTCAATATAATGATGGAACTGTTATTGTTGCATTAGATATTTTAGTTGGTGCAAGTCCAGATAAATTTATCGATTTTTATCAAGTAGAATATAAATTAAGTTCTGAATCTGATTTTATTATTTATGCTCAAGGTTCTGGTCTTAATCATAGGGTTTTAAATGTTGTTGACCAATCAATCTATGACGTAAGAGTTAAAGCAGTCAATACAGTAGGTGTTTCTTCAACTTATGTTTCTGCTCAAAGAACTATTGTTGGAGCAATCGCACCCCCTAGTGATGTAACAGATTTTTCATGTAATGTTTCTGGTCAAGAAGCACATTTATCATGGGAAGCTGTAACAGATTTAGATTTAGCCTATTATAATCTTAGATTTTCAGAAGAATTAGATGGTACAGCAGATTGGCAAAACTCGGTTGCATTAGTTGAAAAAATATCAAGACCTGCAACTTCAATATCAGTTCCATCAAGAAAAGGCACATATCTTATAAAAGCTGTAGATAAATTAGGTAACTTTAGTTCAAATGCTACTGCCATAATTTCTAATGTTACTGGAGTTTTAAATTTTAATAACATAACAACCCAAGCAGAACACCCTACATTTGGTGGAACAAAAAATAATGTTGTATTATTAGATGGTGCTTTAGAACTAGATAGTTCAGAATTATTTGATTCAGCAAGTGGAAATTTTGATGCAAATACTACTAGGTTCTTTGATTCTGGTGCAAGTAATGCAGATTTTTTATCAACTGGTAACTATGAATTTGCTAATGTAATTGATATTGGTGCAAAACATACATCAAGAGTAACAGCATCTATAACACAAAGTTCAGATAACCCAGATGATTTATTTGATAATAAAACTGGAAATTTTGATGATGCTAGTTCTAACTTTGATGGCGATACACCTGCAAACTGTAATGCTCATTTAGAAATAGCTACAAGTGATGATAATAGTACATACACAGATTTTAGAAATTTTGTTATTGGAGAATACGAAGCTAGATATTTAAAATTTAGAGTTGTTTTAACTTCAAGAGATTTAGCAAGTACCCCAGTAGTATCGGCTGTAACTGTAACTGTTGATATGCAAGATAGAATATTTAGTGGTAATGATATAGTTTCTGGAACATCAACAAAATCTGTTACGTTTACAAATCCATTCAAAAGTGGTAACTATGCTTTAGGAATAACTGGGCAATCAATGGCAACTGGAGATTATTTTACAGTTTCAAATAAAACAGTTGATTCTTTCGATGTTTTATTTAAAAACTCAGGTGGCTCAAATATTTCAAGAACTTTTGATTTTATTGCAAAAGGATTTTAAAAGGAGTATAAATAAATA